CCGTGTTATAGGCCAAAGCGGCCCCTCCCCCTACCTGTTAAAGGTAGGGCCGGACAAAGTCCGGAATGCGCTGCAATCGGAGTCTATCCCGACTGCACTGCCTAGCTCTCACGAGTAAGGCAACCACCCGATTTTGTGGGTAAGTACGGGTTCGCGAGGCACCAGATTCCCTAAGGGGTCTCTGGTGGGTCCCTCTCGTCCCTTTCCCGCAAAATACAGTGCTGCTGCAAACTGAACCTCATAGGCAAATCCCTCCCATCGGACCCTCGAAAGGGCTTTTGGACGGTACACCTGGAGGTATCGTATGCAGTTTGAGCGCCAGCGAGTTCGCCAATGTCTCTCATCGTCATGGATGACGACGTCGCCAAGGGTCTCGGGACCACGGATACTTCTGACGCGAGTCGGAAGATTGTCCAAAGTCCGAAACCAAGAACGACGAAGATCATCCCAACGGCGAGGAAAACGACGGTCCTGGTTAGCCAGGCGTCGAATCCCATTGGCAAGTGCGATCCATTCTGATGGTTCATTCGGAAATCCTTCTAGGTAATAAGGCCTCACGGCCACGCCTTGGAAGTAGTCCGAACCGCACGACTCTCTGAAAGCTCCCTCCACAAAAGTCTTCTCCGTGTTACAGGAGAATCCAAAATAGGAAAGAGCCCCGACGACGTCTTTCGCACTCTCAGTCGGAACGATTATATCGTCACCATACACACGAACTTGATGTTCATCGTACGGCGCCTGGCATTCTGAACTTATGGCCCAGAATAACAAGGTTTCCAACTCAAAGGTAAAGCCGTTTCCCATACTTGAGAATTTCTCGAGTTTCACCCACTTACCGTCCACCGAAGTGTAAGGACTACGTAGGCTATCCAGGAGATCATACCAAGCAGGAGGCAGCAACAACTTGACCAAGTTGTCAGCTACCGTGTCGGACGCACTCGAAAGGTCGATCGTCGCATAGCACCCAGTTAGCGAACCCTCACGGGCAAGCTTTCCATGCTCTATGTGACCGTGGTCTAGGTCAATCCCGGCAAACCGGAACAGCCTAGCCCTTATCACACGCCCTACGGCGAGTTGATAAGCCCCATTCAACGATGGCTCCTTTCCGCATGAGCGGTCAGTGAGCGCCGTTTTGGGGACTGTGAAGTACGCATTTCCGCGTACTTCCGACCCTTCCAGCCCGAGCTTAACGTGTGCTTGCCCCCATTTAGTCCCCAACCAGGGGACAACGAAGGGCCAAGCGCTCGGGGTCATGGTGAGCGCAGATGAGAACTTATCAGGCACTGTGGTAAAGCCTGACCGGTCACTCTGCGTCGCGCCAGGTCCCAGCCGAGGGCTGAGATCGGAGAGCGGTTTCGAACCTAAAACGCGCCAAACCCTTTTCCGCACACGACTAATAAAGTCGTGCACGCGCTCGTCGACTTGGTGTCCGAAGACACCGCGACCGACAAACGGAGCAAGGCGCCGATTGGTCCGAAAACACTGCCTCTCCGCCTCCCACCATTTGGATAGAGCCGCCTCACGGCGATTCACACCATCTAATGGGAGATCCGGACACTTGCGAAGGAACTCCGTTGCCGATGCGGCGCGGAAGTATTCATCAGGTGTCGCGTACTG